AGGCACTGACGGAGAATGTAAATGATAACTTCTATCGTAAGTACAATAACCGAATGTATGTGTGGAAAGATCCAGACCCTAACTCGACATACTTCATGGCGGTCGATGTGGCGTTGGGTCGTGGGCGTGATTATTCTGCTTTCCAAATTATTGATCTTTATTCAGGTGAGCAAGTGGCTGAGTTCTACTCAAACACCACACCTATAAATGAGTTTGCCAAGATTTGCTTTGATGAGGGTAACTATTATAATTTATGTCCCATCCTAGTTGAACGAAACACAATAGGTAACAACTTACTTGACTACCTGTTCGACCAACTTGAGTATGAGAATGTCTGGTTTGATGAAAAGCGTAATATGGGACTCCAAATAACAGCCAAGAACAGGGATACGATCCTGGTTGAGATGGAGGAGGCTATTCGTATGAGTGAGGTTAAAATTAACTCGAAGAGGACTGTTCTAGAGCTTAATACCTTCATTATCAGCGATAACGGCAAGGTCAAGGCGGATACTGGACAAAATGATGATTTAGTTATGAGTTTAGCACTATCTATATACGGGGGAAGACGGTACAGAGAAGACAACCCTGACATAGTTAAATTTAACCCTGCTAAGGATCGTAAACCTCCTATGCCACTAAGATCTCATAAGATACTGACCTCCAACGGAAACTCGGAAGAAGATATAACATGGTTGATAAAATAAACGAGAACGCAGGCCCAGGAGCTACCACATGGACCCCTATGGGTGACGGTGGCGTAACCAGTATGTATTCTACTGGCTACATGTCCAAGATCTTTGCTAAGTTCTTTGGTACACAGGCTCAGATGAAGCTGGCTACTGCTGGTGGTGATCCTAGATCTATTGAGGGTGATGTTCTTGTAAACAAGAATGCTCCAGACAGCATTGCCAGTCCAGTGTGGGGTTACACCAGAGGATTACCATTTATAACTGAATCAGAGCTTAACCGTAAGCGCCGTTATGATGAGTACGAGAAGATGGATGATTATCCTGAGATCACTGCCGCTCTAGATATTTACGCCGATGACTCTACTCAGAAGGATATTAGAAACAAGCGTTGGATTGTTAGATCAGATAGTATCGACGCAATCGAAGAAGTAGAGAGTTTATTTGAGAACATTAAGCTAGACCGTTACTACTGGGATATTGTAAGAGGTGCTTGTAAGTATGGCGACTTCTTTGTAGAGATTATTGCTAATGCCGCCGACATGGAAAGTGGTGTTCGCAAAATTAAGCTACTTAATCCCTACTACATCCTTAGAGTTGAAGATAAGTTTGGATATCTTAAAACCTTCCTTCAGGAGATACCCCACAGTTCAGGTAACGCGGGTGCTTGGCACGAAAATGCGTCAACATATGTTGAGCTAGACAAGAATCAGATTGTGCATTTCAGAATGCACACCTCAGATCCAAAGTATTATCCATACGGTAAGTCTATTCTTGCTGGTGCTATTAGAGTTTATCGCTCACTAAAGCTAATGGAAGACGCGATGCTTGTCTATCGTCTGTCCAGAGCACCTGAAAGACGCATATTCTATGTTGATGTGGGTAACTTACCTGCTTCCAAGGCTGAAGCCTTCCTTGAGACGATGAAAACTCGCTTCAAGAAAGAGAAGTTCCACAACCAAGGTAAGGTTGATGGCCGCTATAACCCACTTGCAGTTGATGAGGACTTCTTCGTTCCCATTAGAGGTAACCAGGGAACCAAGATCGAGACCCTTCCTGGCGCTCAAAACCTCGGTGAGGTCGATGATGTTAAGTATTTCCGTGACAAACTCCTTGCTACACTTAAGATTCCCAAGGATTACATCGTTGAATACGACAAATCACCTGAGAGAAAGGCTAACTTAAGCCAACTTGATGTTAAATTTGCTCGCGTCATCAAGAGAGTTCAAGATTGTATTGTACAAGGCTTTGAAACTATTGCAAGAAAGCACCTTGAGATGCTTGGATTCCCTTCTGGGATTGTCAGAAAGATAAAAATTGAGCTTCCTGATGCATCTGATGTGTTCATCAAGCGTAAATTAGAGATTGATGAGGCCAAGGCAAGGGTAGTTCAGGCCGTTGTCGGCACTGGATTGTTCCCAACCAGCCATATTTACAAGGAATTCTACAATCTTACCGACCCTGAGATTGAAATCATCAAAAGAGACCTTGAAAAAGAGCAAGAAGAGCAGGCTGCACAGAAAAATCAAGAGATGATGCAGCAACAACAAGCTCAGGCTGCTGGTCAGGTACAACAAACCCAGGCTCAAGGTCAAACTGACATGGCTGTTGCACAAAATCAAGCTGCTATGGACATGGCAGTGTCCGATAATCAGGCCAAAAACGATGCAGCAGGAAATAATTCGGAAAAACTCGCTCCAAAAAAGGAGAGTGTTGACCATTTAGTGCAACTTAAGCAAAAGTTCTTGCTTGAGGAGGGAATAGACTCCCAAAAATACAAGGCAATCGCTAGAATACTTAAAAATAAGGATAAGTAAGAAAAGTATATAGCTTTAAAGCCTATATATTTAGAGAATTAGACTAAAAAAATAGCTATGGATAAATTCTTCAAAAACAGAAACAAGAAAGTGGCCGATTTGAACCTAATGGCTGACAGCCTCGGTCACTCATTAAGAGAAAATGTCTCATTATTCTCCATCGATGACTTTAATTCAGTCGTTACCTTTGTTACCGAGAGCGGTAATGTAATTCAGGGTAATTATTACTTTGGAGATGAGATGGTCCTCGATAATATCACAGTTGAAACTGGCGAGGTGTTTACAAACGAAGAGAAATTTGATTCCGCTGCAAAGAATCAAATTTCTTTGTTTGTAGAGAGCGTTTTCACTGATGATATCGTCCAGGCGGGGGATATTTTCGAAAATCTACTTGATAGTTGGGGTGAGAGAATCAAATTCAACAAAACTGTCGGTAGATTACAGGAAAAATCAGAATCCTTCAACAATACTTTCAATATAGTTGAGAGTAAGGAGTTTGAGCGTTTCTTTGAAGTATCCGACAAGATTTCTGCGTTCCTATCAGAGAACCGTGAGCGTATCTCCGAGATTCCTGAGATTGTCAACGCTGTAAAGCTTTCAAACACTGTAGCTAACGCATTTAACATTCCTAGAACCTCTCTAGAGGATCTTCAGGAGTCTAAGTCCTTCAGCATCCCAAAAGGTGATAACAAAGACATCTATGAGATGATCTGCCAGCAGGAACTTGTCAAGAAAGAGATTCTTGAGTCTAAGAAGTCCTTTGAAACTGTTTGGGTAAGCGAGCCTTCTATCTCCAACCTAGCTGTCAAGATTTTTGAAGAAAATGAGCAAGAGGTAGCCAAAGCTCTTATTGAGGCAGTTATTGAAATTCCTTACCTCTCCCTAGTTTCTAAGAAGAAGCTATCAAACACTATTAGTAACTGCCTTGACACTCTTCACGAAAATAGCACCTACACCAAGAACGAATTAAAAGATTTTGTTGGCAGACTATTTGAGATGAAGAAGCCTTTGAAGGAGCTAGTTTCTAACCTACTTCAGGAGAAGTACGGTGTCAACATCAACAACATCAAGGAAACTCCTACTTTCAAAACACTTCTAAACACTCAAGTTCTTATCTTTGAGTGCTTATCAAAGCTTTCTCCAAGAAATAGCATCATTAAAGAGTCCATGGCTGACCTAGCTTCCATGCTTAAGTCTAAGAACGGTGTTCAAGCAATTGATGTTAACAATGCTATTCGCTTCATCTTTGAAGAGGCAGGATATGGTGATCTTTATGGGGAAGGAGAGCTTGCCTCTACTTTCTCTCTAAATGAGTCTATGACAGATGATGTTGATTCATTCGTAGCTCTTATCATGGAGAAACTAGTAGGTGGTCAAAAGAAGCTAGATGTTGAGCCTGCTGGTGGAGATGGTGACATAGATGCTAAGGATCTTAAGAAGCTTCGTGACCGCAAGAAGAAAGGTTCCAAGAAAGGTTCTGAGGAAGAGGACGAAGACGAGAAGAAGGAAGCTGCTGAAAAGGTTATGGAAGAAGAGGACGACGCTGTAGAAACCATGACTACTGCTGACCTCATGAAGACCTTATCAGATTTAGAAGAACTAATTGATGAGCCCTCTGACATGGGGGATGAGTGATGAGAGAAATTATAAGACCTTACTCAGTTACTTACAGAGACACTACCGCTGGGCATACCGACATTCCATTTGTAGACACCTCAGGTAACCCAGTCTTGTGTAACTATGTGCTTGTTCAGTGTGATGGTGCCGCTGGTAACTTCTTCTCGGTTGCTCCTTCTGGATTATCAGGAGGAAAGTCTGTAGTAGATCAAGAGGATGCCGAGGATATCGGTGCTGCTGGAACTTCTACAGCAACAAGTGCTGTTCGTGGTGTATTTGCTCCTTGTGACGGCGGGTCTGCTGTTCTGTCTCTATCTCCTAGAGATGCAGCAAATGGTATAAGGCTTGCATACACTGGAGGTACTAATAGGTTCTTTGTTCAATACGGGGTTGTCCATCATTCGAATACTTTGGCAGATAATATCAAAGGATCGGGGGTATAATGAGACAGTCTATTAGAACATATTCAAAAGTAGTAACAAGCTCCGCTCAGGTGGTAAATGTTGCGTTGTACGATACAGAGGGTAATTTATTTAACCCAACTTATATTTCAGTAGAAGCTTCTGGTCCATCGGGTAATTTCTTTTCAGTCATGTACAGCCCAGACTCATTCTATGGCGCAACACAGTCAGCATTAGGAAATAGGGATGCTGACGCTATTGGCCTTACTGGAAACTCTGCTGATGGAAGTGCTATACTTGGGGGTTTTGCTTCTTTAGATGGAGGTATAGTAGAAATATCTCTAAAATCTAGTGAAGATCCTACTGCTCTACTTATAAGAAAACCTGACACTACTCAGGCTACTTTCTTTATTACTTACGGATCCACAAAAGAGATTAATACTTTAGCTGATAATAAACTTGGGTCAGGTGTATAATGTTCAAATCATTTAAAAGCGTAAAAAAGGTTACGACCAGACCCAGACAGGACCATCGTTACAGGAGAAGATTCATCTTACTTAGAAGAGGACCTACTCCAGGTGGCGGAAGGTAAAACCTAATATAGAATCTGTTAAGCAGATATATAATATATCATGGCAGATAGAGTACCCTTAAGATTAGTTAATGTAAATGGAACGGTTACTATTGGAGAGTTTCAGACAGGGGATACTGTCGGAATTGTTCATGGAGGAACCGGAGTATCCAGCATTGATCTACTAAAGAATGTCGTAGGATTAGACTCTTTATCGCTAACTTATTCTCTTTCAGATGTAAACATAACATCACCTCAAAATAGTGATGTTTTAGTATACTTCTCTGGAACTGATGAGTGGAGAAATGCCATTCCTATCGCTGGCGGTAGTGCTGTAGATCACGGCCTACTTACAGGGTTGAGCAATAACGATCACCCTCAATACCTATTATCTTCAGTATTTAATTCACACGAAGCTGATAATACTATACACTTCGTTGAGTCAGAAATTGATCACGGCGCCATAGGGGGATTAGGTGATAACGATCACCCACAATATGTTCTTTCGTCTACAAACTCTGCCTTAAGTGCTTCAGTCAGTAGCATAGAATCCTCAACTGTAGATATTTCCGCTTACATTAATGCTAATGAGGGAATGTGGATGGCTGGGGGTAGCCTAGACCACTCTGCTCTTTTAGGATTAAGTGCAAATGATCACCCACAATATGTTCTTTCTGCTACTAACCAAGCTCTATCAAGCCTTGTAACAAGTGTAGAGGGATCTACGGTAAGTCTATCTTCTTACATTGCAGCTAATGAGGCTATGTGGTCTGCTGACGCTGATGTTAGCACTCTGTCAGGTCTTGGAGACACGACCTTTACCGACCTGTCTACGCATCAGCATATTGTTTATGATGGATCATCGTGGGTAAATGCTTACAATGACACTACTGAGATGCGTGTTCGGAACGGAACTGCGTCTGCCATGAGTAAAGGTGATGTCATTGCTATTCAGAACGCTCACAACCAGAACCTTGTGAATGTCGTTTTGGCAGACGCATCTCAGACATCAGCTATGCCTGCTCTTGGTATTCTTGAACAGGATCTAGCTGTTGGTGCAGAAGGTATTGCAATCACTTTTGGTAAAGCTCAAGGTCTTAATACCTCAGGTCTGACAGAGGGTGCAACTGCTTATGTCAGTCCTACCACCCCAGGAGCCATAACCGAAACCAAGCCAACTGATGCCGATCATCTGATTCAGAACATCGGTATCATCATGAGAGCCCATGAGTCTAATGGTGCTATCAAGGTTACAGGTATCGGTCGTGCTAATGATATTGATAACCAAACTAGGTATAAGATTCAGTATGTAAATGGTCCTACGCATAGGATACCATCATCATTAAGTTCTCTTTCTCAATGGACAGAAGGGTCAGGAGCTATTGGAACTGATTGGACATATCTGACTACTAACTCTACTGATGCTGAAAATATTAGAGAGTATCGTCCTGATCCTTTTAATGGTAGCAGTATATGCTGGGTTGCTATTGATAGTGATACCACTAATCAATCAGAGGGTGGACCCATTTCTGATTTCGTAGCAATTGATGCTTCTTACGATTATAGATATAGCGTTTGGCTAAAACAAGCTCCGAGTGACGGATCATCAACAGTTGGATCAATTTACTGGGGACCTAGAAATTACAACGCAGCTTTCCCCGAGAACGGTCTTACACAACTCGATGGAAGCACTTTAACAACTAGTCATTATTTCGTCGTAAATGATAGATTAGGTGTTCCTAGTGAGATTGATGGAACTTATAATGACTGGTATCTATTTACAGGTCATATTCAAGCGTCTAGCACTCCTGTTCCATCTTCTAACAGATCAGACAGTGGCGTTTACAATCTTAGTGGTGTGAAAGTTAATGATAGCTACGGTGGCGATGTTATGTTCAGTTCTACTTGTTCTTCTGTTGCCATGCGTGTCATGCATTGGAACAATACCGCTGGAACAAATGATGAGCTATTAGTTTGGGATCCAAGAATTGATAAACTAGACGGAAACGAGCCATCAATCAAGGATCTTCTAAAACTATTCACCACACAGCATGGTCAGTTGGATGGGCTAGATCAGAACGATCACCCACAATATGTCCTCTCATCTACTAACTCTGCTCTGAGTTCTACTGTAAACTCAAAAGTAGACAAAGAACTAGTAGGTCATTACCTAGAACCTTGGGAAGAGGGTAGTGGCTCTCAAAATGATCCCCTAGGATGGACAACTAACTCAACATCATCTCTTCGAGAGTTTGATACTGATCCTTTTGGAAACCAGAGTATAGTTTGGAAAGCGATTGATACTGATGTTTCCGTCGATTCAGAGGGAGGTTTTACTAGCGGTAAGGTCCCAGCGGATTCTAGCTCACTTCACAGGTTCTCTTGTTTCATCAAACAAGAGAATACAGCAAGTGGAAATGTATACTTTGGAATTTACGCAAATAGCAGTCTATCAGGGTATCCTTGGGATGATAGGGTAGCTGTTAGACCATCAAATGTTGCGTCAGGAACAGGAACTGTAAATCAGTATTTTATCGGCAACCAGCCAATGCCAAGCTCTGATTGGTATCTTGCTGTTGCCTATTTGCTTCCTTATCAAACTGAAACTGGTCCATCGTCTCGTCAAGAAACCGCTCTGTATAAAGCATCTACTGGTGAGAGGGTCTCTTTCCCTATTTACGATCAGATGCTTGACGATCCTGCTGCGATTGCATTGTCAATCCGAGCGTATCATTACAATAACCCAGCAGGAACAGGAGATACAATTCAATTCTTCCAACCAAGGATTGATATTGTAGATGGTAACGAACCATCTATTGCTGACCTACTAGGCATTGTTCCTAGAAGTGATTATGTCCTCTCATCTACTAACTCTGCTCTGTCTAGTCTTGTAACGAGCATTGAAACATCAACGGTTGGTCTATCTTCTTATATCGCTGCCAATGAAGGAACTTGGTCAGGAGGCGGCGGTGTTACAGACCACGGGTTGCTTACTGGTCTTGCTGATAACGATCACCCTCAATATGTCCTCTCATCTACTAATAATGCACTGTCTAGCCTTGTAACGAGCGTTGAGGGATCTACAGTAGACATATCTTCTTATATCGCCGCTAACGAGTCTACATGGGCAACAGATACCGATACAACGGATCACACTGCCTTAACTAATATTGGAACCAATACTCACGCACAGATTGATAGTCACATAGCAGACAGTACGATCCACTTTACAGAAGCAAGTATTGATCACACTAACATCAGCAATGTAGGAACTAACACGCACGCACAGATCGATACCCACATTGCCGACTCCACCCTACACTTCACAGAGGGCAGCATCGACCATGGCAGTATCGCTGGTCTAGGTGATAACGACCACCCACAATATGTTCTTTCTGCAACTAACCAAGCACTATCGAGCCTTGTAACTAATGTAGAAGGGTCAACTGTTAGCTTGTCTTCCTATATTGCAGCTAATGAAACTACTTGGTCAACCGATAATGACACGACTGATCATACCGCGCTGAGTAATATAGGCACTAACACTCACGCACAAATTGATACACACATCGCTGACAGCACTATCCACTTTACTGAGGCAAGTATTGACCATACAAACATTAGCAATATAGGGACTAATACTCACGCTCAGATTGATACTCATATCAGT